ATCTATAAACCTAGAAGATTTATTAAATATAATATGGTTAAATTTATTAATAAGCATTGTGTTCCTATCGTTGAGTTGGAAATCTTGATGTTCTAACATGTAGGCAAGCATACAAAACATATTTTTAAGGTGTGAAAAGTAGGTGTACTCCCACTCCTCAAATAACGCGTGACCTATTCTGGTATCTAATATATTAGCACGTAAACGTAGATTAAATGGTAAATACTCGATTACCTTAATAATTTCATTCATTTTTTCTATTTTTACTTCAGGTATTATTACTGGTACTGTGTCCAGTTCAATTATTGAAGCCCAACTCATTTTACTTATAGTCTCTTTTACTTAAACCTAATCTTTACCCACAACCTCTTCTTCTACTTCTGGTTCTTCCACTTGAAGTTCATCTGTTACTTCCTGTATGGGAAGATCGAGTTCTACTTCGTCATCTGTTACTATTTCTTCTATTTCTATTGTATTATTCTTCACTGGTTGTTGTTGATGAGGGGTTTCGGTCAACTCATTTAATTCAGCTGAAATATCAGCATCAGAGATATTATCTGGTATTTCAGTTATTGAAGAGACACTTTCAGTATCATCGTCTCCACCACCAACAATCATACTGGACATCATCGGAGCCATCATGCTCATGATTGAATCAAACGGGTTAGCAGGTGGTGGCTTCTGAACTACGGGGGTTACTGGAAGTTGTTGAGCAACAACTGATTGTGTATCACGTTGTCGATGGACGGGTTTACGATTGGAAACTATAGAGCTGACACGTTTCTGAACGGTGGGATGCTGGGCCTTAAGAATTTCTTGGACAGCTGCTTCTAAAACATTAGCACGGGTTCTTTGCTCTTCTAGTTCTTGTTCTAGATTACTTACCCTATTTTTTAATTTGTTCAAATTAATAATACAGTAAGTTCCTAATGCTATGATTAAAACTGCTTCGATTATTATATGTATAATTTTACTTTTTGACAATGACATGTTTTCATAAACATGTCATTTTTTAAACCTCGAAAACTAAAAGACAGAGACAAAATTCCATCCTAGCTCTCCAAACAGCTTACGACAGATATCGTCGTGATATGATTTACGCTCGACTGTCTTAAGAATATTAAACTCTGATATGTCGCAGGGATGTTTGTATTTCCTTAGCAATTGGTAGAGCACGTATTGATTGTTAATAAAGTTTTTACGGGTGGTTTTATTACTCCCCATGTATACTTTCTCGTATGTTTCGACAAGTTTGTCAAAATCATTGATAATCTGGGTCTCCAATGCACCAATATCAGGTGGTTTTTTATCGGTAAGTACATAGTGAATTAACACAGAGTCCTCGTAGTGTTTGCTATTACTCGTCTCCTTGAGGAAAAGTAGGACGTGTTCCTTCGTGATTTTAGAAAACTTAAGTATTTTATTATTGGATTTTATTAACAGCCCATGCAGTGAAAACTGCTCTTCCAGTTCATTATATACTTTATCTGGGATAGTACTGTTTTGCTTGCCTTGGTACTGGTTAATGCAGTCTCTGAAATGTATTCGTTTATCATAGGTGTATTTGGCTCCAACATTAACACGTTCTACATCTTTATAAGATGATGAGGTTGCTGCTATTGCTGTTTCATGACCACATGTAGTACATACGAGAAAGCCATTCACCTCCATAGATTCACTGCTTTCATCACAGGTGTCGCAGGTACTCTGAATGTTTTCCAATTTCATGACTGGTAAATCACTTGGATTATATTTTTTTGTTATTCTTAAAAAATCTCTTATAATTTCAGATTTATTATCTTCAGCCTCTTCCACCACACCCATGAATGATACTTTTTTTGGTTTTCGTAATATTATTTCAAATTTATGTATCAACTCTGCGGTTTCCATTATATAGAAATTTTTACTGTAATTCGAAAGTATATCTTTTATTTTTTTGTCTAATTTGTTTTTGGCATTTTCAATCATTGTACGAGTACTGTGAAGATGATGATTTTGAGAGAGTAATTGATGTAATGTAGCTAATTTGCTCTTGTAGATATCTATGTTTTCCGCTTCTGTAAGAAACATTGCTATCATTGTTTTATGTAATTCTAAAATGTCTACCTCAATATTCGCCATTTTTTGTAATACCGCCTCTTATTTAAACCAAAGACGTATGAATTCTACATGTAAAATGGAAATATCAATAATTTCTCTAAATTAGTTATTCAGAAAAAATAATTTTTTTTTTATCTTTCTATAATAAAAACTATGGCATCAATCTGTACTTCAAATCTTACCTCCGGCTTCATCGACCTCGCAACATACGACGAGCAAGAAAAATATATGTATGGTGGTCGCAACGCGACCGCTTACTTTGTTCGCGAAACACGCAAATCTACTTGGTTCACGCAAGTTCCAGTCGTTCTCAGTAAATGTAGTGGCTCCCCAGCCTTCGGCCAAGAATGGTCCGTCCAAATCTCTCGCGCAGGTGATTACCTTCTCCAAACATGGCTTCGTATTGAGCTTCCAGAAGTGTGTATTACATCTGGAACTGTTGCGTCAAGCGCCGTCTCGTCAAGTGCTGCTGGCACCGCCGTCGGCTGTGTCGGTGTCCGATGGACTCGTAATTTGGGCCACGCCATCATCCGCGAGTGCTGCTTGACCTTCAATGACCTTGTTGCCGCACGTTTTGACAACTACCACTTAGATTTCTGGGCCGCCTTTACCACACCCGCTGGTAAACAAAACGGTTATGATAATATGATTGGTAACATTGGACAGCTTGCTGGTCTTGGCGATGTGAATGTGCTCCCAGCAGCAGTTCTTAATGTTCCACTTCCATTCTTCTACACTCGCGATAGTGGAGTTGCATTGCCAACGGCTGCTCTTCCATACAATGATATGCGCATTCAGTTCCAGTTCCGTAATTTGGGTGAATTGTTGATTGCCGACCACTGTCAGCTTCCACAAACGACACTTGGTATGGCTGCTGCACCGCCCGCTCTTAGTGCTGGGTATCAAGGTGGTGTAGCTTACGGTTCCCAGAAAAGTATCTGCTTAGACCAATCTACTATCAGTTCACTTCCAGCCGTGTTTGGTAATATCACACCGTATGTTGCTCAGCGTCCAGCCGGGCAGGGTACTCAAGCTGGTATTACTGGCGGTCTTTTAGACGGTAATCTTCAATGGGGTATCGCGGTTGGTTCCGCTGCTGCCCCCACCTGGAAATTTTGCAATGGACAAGAACCTAAACTTGGCTCCGTCTGTGTCTGGGCTAATTACGCCATCGTCTCCAACGACGAACGTAAACGCATGGCTTGCGCCCCACGTGATATCCTCATCGAGCAAGTCCAAACTGCTCCTCCATGTGGTTTCGCACCTAAAAATGTCAACACTCCAGAACAGTACGACATCCGCTTTTCCCATGCTATTAAGGTTCTCTTCTTTGCTGTCCGCAATAAAACCCTTAACTGCGAGCACGCCAACTACACCACTGCCCCTGCATACCCAATTCTCAACTGTATTAACGGAGCGCAGAGTGGTACCCTTATCACCACGGCGCGCTCGTACGATCCGGTCGCCGCCGCCTCTCTCTTATACGAGAACACTTACCGTCTTGCCAACATGGGAAGTGACTTCTACTCATTGGTCGAGCCATGGTACAAAGCCCCTACCATCCCAGACAAAACCGGATACCACATGTACTCCTACTCATTGGACTTCTTCAACCTCGACCCAATGGGTTCCACCAATTACGGTAAATTAACCAATGTCTCCTTGTACGTCAATCCATCCCAAGCAGCTGTTGAGAACTCACTTGACCCTGGATGTAATCAAGTTACAGGCGCTGTTACTGCCAATGCTGGTTTCGTCCATACCTCATCCTGTTCCACCGCATCTCCGGCAATTGGTGGTGGAGGTACCGCCACAGGTCTCCAAAACAATGTCCGTTATTGCCAAGCACAATCCTACGAATTCATTGTTACGGCCGTGAACAACAATATTGTCCGTATTTCGGGTGGTGCTCTTGGTTTCCCAGTATTGTAACTGGGTTTTTTATACCCTTTAATTTTCAACCATACAGTTATTATAATAATATTATAATAACAAATATATATTCATATAAAAATCTATAATGAATACAGATCATGATTATGCCGAAGAAGTTTTACAAGAAGTTTTAGAAGAAGTGGACGAGATAGTTGAAGAGATAGATGAAGAAGAATTAACAACCAATGAATCTACAGCCAATGTCCCTGAAAGAGAACATATAACAAATCGCCGAAGAGAATTAAGAGAATTAAGAGATACTGGCGTTTTACCGGACCAAAGGGTTCCCATCAGAAATAGATCTAGATTTTCATCTAGCCTATTTTCGATGACTCCGCCGACTACTGCTCCCCCGCCGAGACTACCACCCGCGTCTCCCATAAACCCTACAACTTCTCGCACTCGTATTAGAGAATTGGACTACAGTCATATTCTTAATCAACCACCTGGTAGAATATACATACCATCGAGTGTAAGAAGTAGAAGGACTTATTGCAATGGATGCGGTAAAGATAATGCACTCATGAGTAAAAAACATATGACATGTTATGATTGTTTGGTGCACTTTCTTACTACATCTAAAATATTTGTCCAAGGGTTTGATATAACATCGAAACGCGACAGTCAGATGTGTATCGTATGTCTGGATACCGTAAAACATATAGGTTCCCGGTACGTTATTTGTATCGATTGTTTGATAACCCGCCTCGGAGACCTAAATCTGCTAAAGTTTACAGAAAGTGATGATATCCATCCACTGTATGTAGCTATTGATACTAGTTATGAAATGAGCAGCGTTGACTGGCAACTTAAAAAGTATTTTCCATGTGATATCTGCTCGCGAGATAACATCGAGGATACACGAGCAGAACGAATATGCATGGATTGTCTGATGGATAAATTACTCGACTCACCGTATTTTACAAAAGTAAAACGTAGAATATATTCTTAAATATAGTTTAAATAGTTCAGAAATAAATAAAATGGAACAAGAAAGCTGTATTACATTAGAACCTTTTAATGAACATTACATACTAGTATACGGAAACCGAAAAGCCTACTCTTCTCAAATTTGCGGTGAGGGTGGAGAATGGTTTGATAAATTAGATGGATGGTTAGTGCCTGTAAAAAATAAATCCAACATAGAGCTGATAGCAAACATCGCTCGCAACACCCAGATTCTCCTCCAATCAGGTAAAAACTGCGCGAGAAAGAGTGCTGATAGAAAATATCATCGTGCCATGTCTGATGATGAAAGAGGGGATTCAGACGATGAAGATTCCGAATCAGAGGAGGAACTTGTTATTTTTAATAAAAGTCCCACTAATAAGAATTCTCGTCGAAACAATCATTCACGTAAAAATAAATTTTCCAAGTCACCAGTAAAAGCAACAGTTGTTAGAATAAAACATCGTAGCCGTGGTAAAGCAACGAGTGGGAGAAGTGAGAGTGAAGCAAGTCGTGATAGTAAGCACAGTCGTGATAGAACTAGTAAGCACAGTCGTGGTAGTCGTAGGAATAATATGAAGCACTCAGATAGTTACACAACACGTCGACCAACACAGATAGTTACTCTCGCGGAAAAGTTGATGAACAGTGATTCTTCATCTGACAGTCATGAGGATTCCGATGATAGCGACTTTCCAGATTCAACAGACCCTCGAGATCACGAAAAAGAATACAGGGCTTTTTTGAAAAAACAGGCTAGAATTGCGCGGAGGGATTAAAATATCCAAAATAAAATTGAATTTTACTTAAGAACGAGTAAGTAAAATAAAAATGTCTAATACAACAACCCAACCCCTAATTTCAGAGAATAATGAGAGTCCCCAGTGGAAGCATACAAAACTTACTAAAGAAGTCATCACCGCTCAAGGAAACAAGATTCGTCTTGTAGATACCGATCCAGAGAACAAACTCGATCTTTTTTGTTTCGTCCGATGCGTCGACGAAACTGAAGAAGTCGTAAAAGCCTGTCGAGGCACCGTCGTATATGATAATAAAGTAATCGTGCAAACGTATGGCTACACTGGTGAATTCACCACTGATGATAAAAGCAAATTGGAAACAATGTTTCCCGATACAACCAAATTAACAATCCAGGAGGCCCACGAAGGGTCGCTCCTCCGAGTGTTCTCCGTGAACAACAAGTGGTACGTCACAACCCATCGTAAACTCGATGCTTTTCGTAGTAAATGGTCAAGTCGTCAATCATTTGGTGAACAGTTTGTCGAAGCACTTGTGTCTGAGTATAATAACAATCCATCTTTCAAAGAGAGATGCGACGGGTGTACTACCGATGGTGTAACTGTTTTCTCGCTCAAAGAGAATGAGATCGTAAAGAACGAGATTATGTGTAAGTTTTTCAACACCCTTGATACAACCAAATGCTACTGCTTTTTAGTGCGCAACACATCTGAAAATCGTATTGTCTGTCAAAACCCATCGCGACCAACTATCTTTCATTCAGGAACCTTTAGTACCACTGACCCTGACTACTTCTCCCTTTCTGACGATGTGGGAATTCCGACTGCTAAAGCACATACATTCGACTCGTGGGATAGTATCACTAACTATATTACAAATGATATTTACGAAGACGAACTACAAGGTCTTATCGTCTTCGACGGTAAAAACCACGTTAAAATCTTTAGTAAAAAATACAAACACTTATTTACGGTTCGTGGCAATGAACCAAGTATTAAATACCGATACCTCCAAATCAGAATGGATAAAGCAATGACCGACGATTTATACTCACTGTATCCAACCGAAACAGAAACATTTGAGGAGTATGAAAACATCCTCTACAACGTCTCCAAAACCATCTATTCCTCGTATGTTTCCCGGTTCATTAAAAAGCAATATGTGACTCTCCCAAAAGAAGAATTTCAAATCATGAGAGAGTGCCACTCATGGCATCTAGCGGACAGAGAGAAAAACCGTATGAGTCTCCGTAAAGTAATCTCTATCATGAATACTCAGCAACCCACAAATTTGAACAAAATGATTCGTCATGTAATCCAGGAAAGAACCGAAGCAAAAGCGGCTGCCGAAGTTGCCTCTAAAGTTGCGGCTATGGCTTTGTCTCCAACCCCCGAAGAAGCGGATGGTGAAATGAAAGAGGAAAGTTCCAACTAATTATGATTAGTCTTCAAATTTAAATCTTCGACAAAAATATATAAACTATATATAATATATAGTTTATAATATACCACCTGCTTTTTCATTACAGGGGTAAATTTTCAAATGTATCACAATATGATATTGCTATAGGAATTTCTGAAATTGTGTTATTAATGGGTACAAATACTGCTATTTGTATAGACGATGATAGATTCGAGTATATAGGTTTTCGGGCCAACTTTCTAGGCGACTGAAATGTATGATATTTGGATACAGAAGATGTTGTAGAATGCCAAACGGATGAATGTTGACATAACAAGCATAAATCACCGTTGTGTTTTATAAACTTGCTACAATTGCAATTATTAAATTCACACTGAAATCTTTTACTCATTTTATAATATATCCGACCAAGTCCTTTAATCTCATTACACTATAAAATCTCGTACATATATTACAATGTTTCCAGCTTTCTTCTGTTTCTGTCGTTTATTATGTGTTTTTCCATATGACTCTATTGTTAATAATTTTGTGGACGGATCTATTTCTCTAAACTTGTCAGTCATAAATTTTTTATACTCTAACCACTTGCCGAGATATTCTTTGTTTAAAAAAAATATTAAATCGTCTAACGTGTCTGTTTCACCAATATCAGCGATTTTTATTGTTTCATATCGTAGTTTCAATATAATAGTAGGTGATGAAGTACGTGGCATTTATTATTATAAGTACATTTTGAAATAGTAAAAACATTTAAAGTTTCAAGACTTTGTTAAAATGCCAAAGAATACTCATATTCCTCTAAAAGTGGTTAAAATACCGTTAGATAGGACTATTAGGACGAGTTTTAAAAAAGATTTTCCTCGAATGTCTAGGTTATATCTTGAATTAATAGAAAATACCCAGAAAATTAAGTCAGAACATCTAGGTAAAGAGTTTACCCCTAATTATACCAACAACTCACCTCCTCGAGAATCAACTCATGAAAAAAATAATATATATAACGATGAGTCAGATGATGATGCCATGTCTATAAGAAGTGATGATAGTATTAAAGATTTTGACGATGATAGAGAAAAAGATATTATGGATGCGGATGCGGATGAGGATGAGGATGAGGACGATGAACTAACCAAGAAATTAAAGTCATTATTAGATGACGATGAAACATCTTCTGCTGGAGACCTAACGCCGCGTTCCTCCCATAACCATCGAAGTGGTAGAAGTAAAAGACGAACTCCACCAACACTCAATCAGTTGAAACAGACAGGTGCTTACAAAGCACCAAATATAGTACAGGAGTTAGGGGGAAATGGAGATGATGACGACGACGAGGATAAAAAAAGAGAATTATTGTTCAAATTTGACCTCCTTAAAAAATCGTACAAGGGTTCGCACGTTCCGGAGTTTTCCATTCACTCTGATTATAGGACTATGGAGAGAACATATGACCATACTGTGAAAAAATTGTCGATGGAAAGCACGGTTGAAAACTATAAGACTTACTTAATAGGCGGGTTTATGATGACGGAGTATATATTTGGTAGTTGGTTCAAATTTGATATGCAAGGCTTCACCCAGCAACAAATCCTGTCGATGAGTTCTTATGAGAAACTTCTGATTGAGTTAGGTGAGAGAAGTTACGTACCAGAGGGTAGCAACTGGCCAGTCGAAGTACGATTATTGTTCTTAATCATCATCAATGCCGCATTCTTTATTATATCGAAACTCATTCTACGTAAGACAGGTTCGAACTTAATGAACATGGTGAATTCCATGAATACAGCAAATGCTCCAGCGACACGCGCAAGCGTCAAGCGAAAAATGAAGGGGCCTTCCATTAACTTGGATGAAATTCCTTAATATAAACTGATTTTATAGTAAAATATCTCTATAAAATGAAAAACATGCGTGTTCAAATAGTATCAGATTTACACATAGAACGCTCAAAACAGAATATTACACTTACGGACTTTATAACCCCAGTTGGAGACATACTTGTACTCGCGGGTGATATCGGTTCAATGTACAGGCTTCGTCAACTCTTCGACTTTCTTCACCAGGCATGTGAACACTTCCCATTAGTTATCTATGTACCCGGAAACCACGAATATTACAAATTATATAAATCGACCCCCAGAGCATTCTCCACATTGGAGAATGCCATGAGGGGATTTATCACAACACATAAAAACATGCACTTTCTTAACCGTAAAACACTTCAAATAGAGAATACATTGTTTATTGGTGCGACTCTGTGGAGCAACCCCGAAAACTTTACTACTAAAATAGTTCAAATTAATGGTATAACACGAGAAAGATTTATTACCCGGCACAAACTCGATAAAGAATTTATTACAAAATCACTAAAACATGGCAAGAAAAACAACCTCAAGACATTCGTCATAACCCATTATCCACCCGTACTCGATGCTAAGAATCCACTAAAGAACGACAAGTACTCAGGACTGTATGTAAATGATTTGGACTACCTTCTTAACGATGCAGATGTATGGGTAAGTGGTCATACACATTTCAATTATCAAAAAACGAAGAACAAGTGCCTTTTAGTCGCGAATCAATTGGGGAAGCCGAAAGACGATATTCAAGATTACTCTCCAACAATGGTAATTCAAATGAATGGTAAAATATAATGTTAATTTATTTTTTAATTCTAAAAAATTAAAAATATATCAAAATATAAACATGAGTGATTTAACTAAACTTTCCACAAAAATTTTGAAAGAAAAACTTAAGGCACTTAAATTACCAGTTAGCGGTAAAAAAAGTGTTCTAATTGAAAGATTATTATCAGGACCCGTTATTGGTAAACAAAAAGCCAGTAGAAAGACGAGTCGTAAAGTCAGTAGAAAGAAGAGTCGTAAAGCCAGTAGAAAGACGACTCGTAAAGCCAGTAGAAAGACTACTCGTAAAGCCAGTAGAAAGAAGAGTCGTAAAGTCGGTAGAAAGAAGAGTCGTAAAGTCAGTAGAAAGAAGAGTCGTAAAGTCAGTAGAAAGAAGAGTCGTAAAGTCAGTAGAAAAAAGACTAGAAAAAAGACATCTATCAACCCCATAAGAAAGAGAAAAGTCAGTCGTAAAGTCAAAAGGAATTCAAGAAGATACGCATCAACAAAGTCTTCAAGAGTTCTTAGTTGGAAAAATAAAACAAGGGCGGAGATAGCATCACAATTAAAAGGGATGAGTCTTAAAGAAATCAGAGGAAGTCCATATTTCAAAAAAATGAAATATTTGGAAGGAAAATCTGGTACTAAAAGAATACCTTTGGTAAAGCATTTAGAAAATCTAATTTTAACCGAGGACGCTACTGAAGAGGAAGATATTAGTAATGATACTAAACCATCTACTAAACCATCTACTAAACCATCTACTAAACCATCTACTAAACCATCTACTAATAATACAGGGCCAGTTCCACAACATACTATAATAGATATTGAGAAAGAAATTAGAAAATGTCTATACGGAGAACGTGGGGTTGTGCCAACAAAAGGGGGTAAGAAGAAGAAGGATAAGAAGAAGAAGAAGGATGTTACACCAATTATAGTCGATAGTGATGATAGCGCCGGTGAGTATGATGATGATGATGAAGAATTAGATATTGTTGATGAAGAATATTAAGGAATAATATTATACTAACGTAGCGGTATTAAGTATTTCAAAATAAAATATTATAACTTATAATATTTTATGAATATTTATTTACCTTCTCATTCCCGAGCTTAAAACATTCATCATGGTCATACCTCCAGCGAATGCCGCCATATTTGAGTCCTGATGAACTTTACGATTCCACCAGTAAGAAAAGATAATAATAGCAACACTAAATGCTATAAGCCCAATACCTCCTAAAATATACGCTACTTGGAAACTCCCATGCGTCTTAATTTCTTTCCAGTTACACGATGATATACGTTGACACGTATCCTTGTCGTAACCACCAATACATGAAGTGTCTGTATTATCTGTATCTGCGTTTTTTGGAACGCAGTTACCGTTGTTTGATGAGAAGATAATACTTGGATCGATACCAATTACTATCATAAATATACCAATTAGTATGAAGATAATACCAACTATCCATGCCATAACAACGCCTATAGAACTTGATATTTCACCACCCTTTGCCAAAATATCTTTCATTGATGATTTATTATATTTCTTCTTATGGGTTTTCTTTGAACCTTTCTTGTGTTTTTTAACCATTTTATATTTAGAAAAATATAAAATATTAAATTTACTTTAGATATTGATCTTTTGATGCATTATATCCATTTGAGAAAAGATCCAACTTTGTCGTCGTCGTTAAATTAAAATTAACACCTGACAAACTAGTGGATTCAATGTCTATTAATTTTATATGGTTGTCCTTTGCGTATTGAATAGATCTGTTTGTCAAATAATCTACAGGGATGCTGAGAATATCTACCGCATAACTGACAGGATTAAACTCCTCCATTGGATTTTTCTTCGCCTTTTTCGATGGTGAAAGAGTAATGGCAATAGTCTTACTATTATCTGTCACTAACTCCACTGGAAAATTATCTACAAGGGCTCCATCCAGATATAGTGAATCATTGTAAAGGTACGGTTGAAAAATAAAGGGTAATGTCGAACTCATACGTATAGCTGTTACACATGGAATATCTGGATGAGTCTCTGGTGATATCACCTCTTTGCATTTTTTGCTCAGATTGTAGACAACAACTACCAACCTTTTACCGAGTTGACTTTGTAATTGGGATAGAGAGACAAGGCACCCTATTTTTTTTATTGTCATCTGCTCCAAGACCTCTTGGATAGGTGAAAAAGAGGAAGACCCACCCTCTTGAACCATTTGCATAACATTAAAATGCTTTATTTTATCAAACACTTTCGATGTGTTTATAAACATTAATATTTCAATAGATGTGTATCCTATTGCTAGTAGATAACTTAGCATAGAACCCACTGACGTTCCTACGAATTCATCAATCTCTTTAAAATCTATTATTTCTTGTAAGTACGCTAGAGCACCGAGGAGTTGAAACCCTCGAACACCACCACCCGATAAACAAATACTTTTTATACAGCTCATTTTATTTTAGGAAAAAAATGAGACTTTAAGTTAAGTGTGATTCATACGATACAATAGACATGCGATGGCTATGCACAAAATAATTATAATTACAATGTAAATTGTTTTATCACATGTTGGCATACTATCACCTAGTAATCCCTTTGCGACATTATTCAATGGATGGTCATCATCATCCAACGCGTCGATATATGATGATGCTGTTTTAAAGATATTATTAGCAACGCCTTGTATCGATATCTCTTCATACTGTTCAACCGAATTTCTACCTCTGTTGGCAGACGGTTGTAATGTCTGATTTTGCTGCATTTGCTGCTGCTTGTATCGCGGGTCGGCTGGGTGTAAAGAACTTATCATATTTTGAGCACCTCCTTGTTGTAGGTTTCCAGGTGGAGCTCCCATCTGTGGACCACTACCGTAATTACTGCTCCCTGTAATTTGAGGTCTGTGTTTCTGACGAATGAATTTTGAACTTATTTGTTGAGATTGAGAATTATCCTCTTCTTCATCCAAGTCCAAAATATCATCGATATTAGTTGTACGACCCATTATCTTATAGTGAGGATTGTGTTGTACCATTTTATTTACTAATTTTTTTCTAAAAAAAAATTACCTTATTATTTTTAATTTAAGAATATTTTTAATTCGTATACATTAATGGGTTTTTATAGTAAGGCAATTCCGCGCCCATACTGCTGAGCTAATACATATAGTAAATGCTAGACCCCACCACTGAGCAGAGTCTACACGTATACCAGACGATGGATCATCAGTAAGTAGGACAAGTGAAAACCAACCAAGGATTGAGGCGACTACGATAAGTAGTAGTGCGTATAATCGAGATACATTGAATAAATTGTGTCCCATTTATTACTCATTAATTTTTTTATATGCAGAAGAAACAAATTTATTTTTCTCATCCTCAATCAACCCACGTAAGATTTTGTCGAAGTCCACGACATCGTTTTTCTGAACAGCAACTTCCTCGATTTTAGAATGTCGATATGATATTTTAACCCCCATCGAGATTAATTTTTTGTAATGACCTGTTTTCTTCAGAGATTTGAAATCTTCATAACTTCCCTTCACCGTCAGTTTAATCTGGTCCTTGTCGTTGGGTGGTGTAAAGTTTTCAAACTCTGAACTATCCACGTAGAGAATGCGCTTCCGTGGAAGGTCCAAAATAATCTCCTCATCACTGCGCTCACTGTATCCTTCATCGTTTTCGGAGAAGTCTATAATCAACACGATATTTTTCTCAGTTTCTCCGTATGCTACCTGCATGGACGAACCAGTATAAAAAATATTTTCCTGAGGTGTTTGCTTACTATGAATATGTCCAGACACGACAGGAGGAGACTCCAAATCCCATTCATCACCTATTTCGGAGACTATGGCACCCATTTTACACCCAGAGAACTCCTGGTGCGCAAAAATTAAGTCGGCCTCTGCCCATTCGAACTCATTGGTTTCCAATGCTTCAACAAAACGGCCCGGCGCAACGTATGGGCAAAAGAGAAATTCATATCCTTGAATTTCAGAGTGAACCACAGTGTCCACAATGGTGACATTTGGCCACATTTTCAGCGCGTTCATCCAGTGCTGGTCGGTGAGAAACTGGTCATGATTAATCATGTCGTGATTACCGACTAAAATATAGGTAGGTGCTATTTTACGGAGTTGGTCAATCATCGTGTAGGCTCTATTAAGAGCAATCGTGTGAAGACGCTCATGGTCGTGGAGAATGTCTCCCAGCAAGACTATTACGTCTGGCTTCCTCTCCGTTAGTATTCTGATTAATTCTTCGATGAGAATATCAACAATGTTAATGTTATCCACTCTAAAGTGTGTGTCTCCAATTGCTGCTAGTTTCATATTTTTTTGTTAATATTATTAATAACAAAAATATTCAGTTTTCATTTCTTATCGACGAATTAAAAAGACAGCGAGAGCGGCTCCTGTTACCATGATGCTACCAATCAACACCAATGGTAATGTTGCTAGTCCCTGGTCTGGGTTGTCGGGTGGTTGTTTCTTTTCAGGTGGTTTATCGTTAACCGCCTTCTCCTCCTTTACTGACTTCTCCTTTTCCGGCTTCTCCTCCTTTACTGGTTTTTTAATGACTTCCGGCATCAATCTAAATGTACCACCCGATAACTTTTCGTCATAGCACGCTAGTGGGATAGTCAACGTATAGAGTAATGTGGTGGTCGCATAGTCATTCTGACATCCCTGAGAAATATTACAACTATTCACCACACCATCTGAATCGACAATATCGGTGGATTTGTCGACGGAAGCCTTAAAATTACCAGTGTCTAAAATTTTATTACCACTATCGGAAATGTTTACATACAGATTATTATTATTGAGTTTGGCCATCGATATAAATTCGGGTGATGGTTTAAAAGTTAATTGTGGTATTTTTTCAGAATCGTGTCCTAACACATAATCCCATTTTAATATTTTTAAAGGTTCATTCATTTATTTTAGTTTTACTTTTTTTAGTTTGTTTTTTGTTTTTTACAAGATGGTTCATTAGATACAACTGGGATTTCAATATCACAGTAGGGGCATGCCGGTTTTCTTTTACCCCATTCTTGTATACACTCATTGTGGAAGAAATGTTTACACTGTAATATCCCAATTTCCTCTTTTTCGACATAGTCTTCAAAGCAGATGCGACAAGTACCGTGATTAGCCAACTCATCTGAGTCTTTGCTGTAATCACACGTGTGAATATCGAGTTCCCGGGACACGTCGATAAGACGTTTTTGCTGGTCCTCGTCAAAACTTTCCCTCATCGCGTGTCGTATCATTTCCTCCTCTGCTTCCTCATCTTCTCTAATTAAATCAAGGAATGAGTCCATTATTCTGAGATTTCTGGATACTCTTGCATCGTGATGGAGACGCTCTATTGTAGAAACAAAAATTGTGTTCAGTGGTATACTTTCATTGGTTGTAAAAACAGGTATTGCATCGTATATTGTAGAAGCCTGATAGTCAGTGGTGTTGTAATACTCATTGACACTATCAGACTCAAATGGGTTAGAAAAATCCTCATTCACAGAAGATTGTGGTAATATTTCAGGTACATATTCAATTATAGGGGAAAGAGGGGGTATTAACATGTTCAATGAAGGTATTACATTTGATTCTGGGTCCTCCGTATGCGCCTCCATAATAACACTAATAGTTTCTGTAGGAGCTGTTAATGATAAATTATTAGACATTTTATTACTTGTGGTAATAAAATTTAAATCAATTTATATCAGAGATTAACTCGTTATGTGGAATATCTTTTCCCCTAAAATTCTAGCGTGGCTGTTTAATCTCATCTTTTTTTGAGAAATTAAATCCTGTAAGCACTCGATACTTAACCATGCAATTGAATTAGCATCATTACCATCAGTTTCCTGTACACGGATACTGGCTCGCTTCATTACTGTAACATAGTAGGTGACATTTTTGTTAATATTGTGTGAGACACCTAAATCATCTTCTGATAATAAGATTCCCGTCTCTTCTCGCACTTCTCGGAGTGCTGTTTCCATTGGAATCTCCCCTTCCTCCATACTACCTTTGGGGAAGCCCCAAAGATTACCTCTCGATTGTACCAGCAACAGCGAGTTTGTTGCTGGGTCATGTATTATAACGCCCGCTTTGGATCTATTCTTTTTGAATGAATTAGTACCAGTATATGTTTTAATATCAAAGTGACATTCTTGACATTTACACTCCATTGGATCCTTTTCTTTCAATAATTATTTTTCTAAGTCGAAACAACTAAGTGGTGGATATTAAGTTCATGGTTTCTTCCAATACGATTAGCTCTCCCGATAATTTGAGTTTTAATTGATTCTTCCATCCGGTGAAACAAGATAATATCCGTACATTCCTGTAAATTAATACCAGCCCCGTTGTTGCTGGAGTTGAGAAATATAACATTGATTTTACCAGATTTAAACTTGGCGATGGTTTTCTCGCGAGATTCTGATCGCCCCTTAATTTCTTTACATATAATGTTTTCTTCTACGAGTGATTCATTAATGTAAGAAAAGGTGGCATCCTCATCTGAAAAGATAATAAATCGTCCATCTGGATTATTATTTATCAGTTTTATAATTTGTTGTGTTTTTGTATTTGGCCGTCCATCATCCTTCGTCTCATCTTTCGTCTCACCATTTTCTTCCATTGTAATATATGTCAGACTAGATGGTGGAATTACCGTTCGACAAAGAGGACACGTACACTGTCTAGCCATCCACGTAATAATACACTTACTACAAAAAAGATTCTGACAGCAGGGTACAATCGCTGGATTTTCCAATGTGTCAAAGCAGATGTTACAAGTACCCTCTAATGCATCTTTGAATCGAACTTCTAGAGCCTCAATACGTACTTCAATACGTGCCTTCTTTTCGGTCCACTCCGCAACCAATGCTTCATCGCATCTACGAGCTCTATGGGTGTAGAATTCAACTTTTCTAGTAGCTTCATCCAATTCTTCTTGAATACGAGTTTTGACCAGAGTCATCAGGTTATCTGTTTCAGTTCCACCCATGTAACTAATAGCACCTCTAATGTTTCCAGCTGCAATCATGGTTTCTACCCGTATTGGCACAAAGCCCATGACTGCTCTGGAAATAGGTTGGTGACAGATATATGTATGGTGATTAATTGGGGGCATGGCATACGAAGACTCGACATACTCTTTCGGATTTTTTATCTGCAATGCATTATAAAACAAATTTTCAAGATAAAAGAGAGACATGCGTGCGATTAAATGGGTTCGACGATTGGAGTATTTCCATTTTAACATAGCTGGAGTGGCTGTAATAAACCAGAGGAATCCAGTATACATCTTTTTCATAGAGGGGATAACAGTGGTTCCAGGCTCATCATACAACAACCGTTTCCACGCTACGTTTTGGTATCTCGCGATCAACTTGTTATACATGGTTGGTGTACATAGAAGTACATCATATTCAGGAGCATTAACGTTATTGGCTCTTTTTGCTGTTCTTACGATTTCAAACGTAAGTTCACTTAATTTTAATTCTTCTTTCCACTGCGCCACCAATGATTGACTAATTACAATCAGAGTCGTTTTAATTCTGTCCATTGTGAATTTCTTAGCGATGGTAAATGAGCTATTGGCACTGTATATCTCTTCTAACATATATTTATCATCGAGGTTCCATTCCATTTTATCACGAACAAGAAGACCTATCATACTAGCAGTCTTTCCATAACCAGTGGGGTCAGCTTGAATCCCAAAGTGTGTTTTTATTTCATACATATTATTTATATTCACTGTTTTTTTATCTTCCATTTCTTCCATCTTAAATATCGAGGTCAGCTGATGGTTAAAAAGGGAGCGAGAATAAGTAGGCGGTTGAGTTACTACTGGGAATTCCATTTATTTTATGTAAAAAGTTACCAATTAAATCATTTTAATTTTGAGTTAATTGTTGAGTTGAAAAATAAAGTTAGTGCTCGTTACGAGTACCCTGTGATATATTAGAGTGACGAAGCAGGTCCATTTTGTTCTGAGACGATTTAAACTGTGTACCTCTTTCAAGATCGAATTTTATTTTGGTACCTCGCCCCGTTATACCTCCTTGTGGTCGAATTTTAGCCTTTAATTTTTTCTCGCGACTATTTACTGAATATGTATCAGCACCGTAACTTTGTCCTAAACTTGTCTGTACAGATGTAGTTGGTCTATTTCTCTCCAAAGGTATCTGTTTTTGTTCTGATTGTGGAACATGAATATTAGAGGAGCGATTAACAGATGCATGATGAGTTGGTACAGGACGAGTTAAACTATGTGGAACATTGTCAACAAGTGGTGCACCATTTGCAATAGATATACCAGATGTTGTACTGTAATTGGCGAGACTCTTATTTACAGCGGAGTTATCACCACCAGGCTCCTTCATAAGCAACGGTATGTTTTTACCCTTATTAATACTCATATCCGTATAGGTTATGTCCGCAATATATTTAGATGAATTAATATTTTGAACAGATCTACTTCCCTTGTGTGAAAGTGAATGATTAGTTCTGATATCCCCATGCAACGCTTTTTTGACACGACCATTTACACGGGAATTGACTCTTTTTGCACGATCCATGGTGCGAATACCCGAGGATGCTTGTACGCGGATAGGATTATCAATAACTTGTCGGAGGGAAAATGGTTCGACCAATTGTTGCCCAATCGTAATAATAGCAGTGGGACGCACCGACGTTTTAACTGGGTGTTGAATGTGGCGCATATTTTTAGCCTTTGGGCATTTTGGGTTGCTGATATATTTAATAAATCCTTTATTAGCCCAGACTGAGGTGCTGGCGCGAGGTTGTCGAGATAATGGCATTAAATCTTCTTGTCGTACTAGTGGCGGTC